GACGACGAGTTCGTCGATGCGGCTGGCATGCCCGAGCCGCTCAAGACGCTCGCGGGGCTTTTGCCCGCAGGCTCGCCGGCGGCCGCAAAACTCGCCGTCCTGGCGGCCCATTTCGGCGCCGTCGCGCGCACGCCGCTTGACGGCATCGACTTTACGGATCCGGGCCTCGGCACCGGCCTTGCCGCAGATATGGAGTGATCGCCGCCATGGCTAAACCGAAGTCCTACAGGCCTGCTCGTCCGGGCCTGTCCATTCCGATGCCCGACCGTGACAACCGGGCGATGCCGCCCGGCGGCGCCGCGGTCGATCTGACGAAATCCTATTACCGCCGGCTTTTCGACGATGGCGACATCGTCGAGGTCAAACAGACAACCGAACGGCTGGCCGGAAAACGCCACCGCAACCGCAAGTGAGGCCTGATCAAATGTTCAACACCATTCCCGGCAATCTGATCGCTCCGATCGTCGCCTTTGAAGTGAATTCCGGCGGCCAGTTCGAAAACCGCTCGCGGCTTCTGCTGATCGGCTTCGCGCTGGCGGCGGGCGCTGTCATCGCCGCCAATACGCCGACGCCGTGCCCTTCGATCGCCGAGGCGCGTCGCCTGGCCGGCGCCGGTTCGATGCTCGACGACATGGTGCGGCTTGCCCGCCAGAACGCGCCGGCGCAGGAGATCTGGATTATGGCGGTGCCGGAAACCGGGACCAAGGGCTCGCGCACGATCACGATCGACGATGCGCCGTCGGCTGGCGCCGCCGCGGTGCAGATCGCCGGCGAGACGCTGATCTTCACTGTCGCCACCGGCGATACCGACGAAGATGTCGCGACCGCGCTTGCCGCCGCCGTCAACGGCTATTTCAACAAGCTGACCGGCGCGAGCCTGCCCTATACGGCGGCCGCAGCGCTGGCGGTCGTGACGCTGACGCCGCGCCATAGCGGCGTCATCATGAACGGGATCGACATCAACATTCCCGCGATCGACGGTTCGAACACGCTGTCGGGCAAGGTGACGATCGCGGCGCCGACGGCTGGCGCCGGCAATCCCGACCTTTCGGGCGGCCTGGCGGCGCTTGGCGACGACGAGTTCGACTGGATTGTCAGCCCGTTTTCGGACGACACCAATGTCGGGCGTTACGAAACCCTTCTGTCGGATATCTCGGGCCGTTGGGCATGGAACCGCCAGATTTACGGCCATGTGTTCTATCCCCTGGCGGATTCGATCGCCAACCTCACGACACACGGCCTGGCGCAGGACAGCCGGCATTTGACTGTGCTTCCGGTGATCGCCTCGTCGAATGCGCCGAATCCGGTCTGGCATTGGGCCGCCGGCATGGCCGCGCGGATTGTCCCTTGGCTGTCGGACGGCGCGACCGGCAACGTCTCGCGCAACCAGACCGGCCTCGTCGTCGAGGGGCTTCTGCCGCCTCGCGACCGGGCCGGCTGGCTCGACTATGCGACGCGCGACGCCTTCCTCGGCTCCGGTCTGTCTACTTGGAAAGTCAACACCGGCGGCGACGTGGTGATCGACAAGATCATCACGACCTCGCGCACGTTCAATGACGTTCCCGACACGACGTTCCGCGACGTGCAGAAGATCGGCCAGCTCGTCTATGCGCTGCGCCGCTTCCGCACCGACCTGACGGTCGAGCACGGCCAGAAGGCGGTCGCCGACGACAATCCCGCCAACCTCAATACGATCTCGACGCCGTCGGATATCAAGGCGACCTTCATGCACTCGTATCAGCGCATGGTGAACACCGGCGTTCTGGAAAATCCGGGTCGCGCGGCGGATCTGATCGAGGTGAAGCGCAACGCCGACAATCCGAACCGGGTCGACATTTATGCGCCGATCGACATGGTCAACCCGCTCGACGTGATCGCGGCAAACGCCGTCGTCTATTCGCAGTTCTCGCCGGCTTAGGCCGGCGAGTTATGCCTCTCCGCATCCCCTAATTTTTCAACTCAAGGAGTCCAGCAATGGCCGGAAAAGATTTTGGCGGCGTGATGAAGTTCCGCGACTCGAGCGGCCGCAACGTGTCGCTGCGCGGGACCTTCACCGTCAACCCCGCAACCCGGACGATCGAGGGTCTGGTCAACCAGGATGGCAGTCCCGACCGCGTCGCCACGCCATCGGCGCCGACGGCGGAAATCAACTTCGCCGACAAGAATGTCGATCTCGCGGGGATGATGGGCGACGTCCGGTGCGACGTCACGATCAACGAGGAATTCACCGGCGTGATCCATCTTTTCACGCAGGCGTTTTACACCGGCGATCCGAAATCGAACCGCGTCAACGGCGAGGTGACCGGCGTCGGCATCATGGCCGAAAGCTACCGAAAGATTAGCTAATGGCCGACGCCAAGGTCACGCTGTCGCGCACCTATACCGAGTCCGGAAGGCCATTCGAGGCCTTGGCCTTCCGGGTGCCGCGATGGCAGGATTTTATCGACCTCGGCGACGTCGAGGAATGGCAACCCGTCGACGCGCCTGGCGCGGTCGAGGGCTCGCCGCGCATGATGCTCGTGAAGCATCACGACGTCGTCGCGCAATATGCCGAGCGCTGTCTGAAGGAACCGAACTCGCCGGCGGATCTCGCCGTCCTCGACCTGAAGGACGCTCTTGCCGTGCATCGCGCCATTCTCGGTTTTTTTACCGAAGCGCGCTCGTCGAAGACTGTGCCGACCGACTCCTCTGGCGATTCGGCAAAGGGCTCGACGAGGTCGGACGCCTGACCTTCGACGAGATACTGGCATACGGGGCGCGCGCCGCCCGATGGGGAAGCCGATAAATGTCTAACCGCACAATCGAGGCGATCCTTCGGCTGTCGTCGAAGCTCGGCAGCATGGCCGCGTTTCGCCAGCTTTCCGGGCACCTCGACAAGGTCGACAACCAGGCGCGCGCCTTCAATCGCCGGCAAGGCATGATCGCCGCCGGCGCGCGCGACATGCAGGCGATGTTGTTGCGCTATGCCGCGCCGGCGGCGCTCGTCTATGGCGCAAAGGAAGCCTATGTCGAGTTCGCCGAACTTGAACGCCGGATGACGCGCATCGGCATCACGGCCGGCGCCAATGTCGACGAAACCCGCGCCGCGTTCGATCTTCTACAGCGCAGCGCCAAGGATTTCGCGCTGCCGATCGACGAGGCGATTTCCGGCCTCGACACGCTGGTTTCGTCGGGCATGGATCTCAAGGAAGCGATGGGGTTCCTTCCGTCGGTTCTGGCGACGGCGCAGGCCGCCGGCGCGGCGACGGCGGATATTGCCAACACGGCGCAAAAGGCCTCGTCGGCGCTGAAGATCGAAGCGGCCGACATGCAGCGGGCCTTCGACATCATGGTGACCGGCGGCAAGGCGGGTCAGTTCGAACTCAAGGATATGGCGACCTATATCCCCGAGCTGGCGAATTCGTTTGCCTCGCTCGGATATAGCGGCGAGGCGGGGCTCAAGGAACTGGTCGCCATATTGCAGACCATCCGCGAGGATACCGGCTCGGCCGGCGCCGCGGCGACACAGGCGCAAAACATCTTCGGCAAGATGTTTTCGAGCGATACCGGCAAGAAATTTTCCGAGTTCGGCATCGATCTTCGCAAGTCTCTCGACCAGGCGAAGAAAAGCGGCGAGGGCGTCGTGCAAGCCTTTGTCCGGCTGTCGAAACAGGCGGTCAACGGCGACCTTAGCAAGCTGCCGCTGCTGTTTACCGACCAGGAATTCCGCCTCGGCATGCAGTCGCTGATGACCAGCGCCGACAGTTACAAGCGGTTTATTGCCGAGGTGAACGGGTCGGAAGTCGACGGCTCGACGATGCGCGATCTCGGTCGTGTTCTGGCGGACAATCAGAGCAAGATCGACAAGATGGCGGCCTCGTGGGGCAAGCTCAAAACCTCGTTTGGCGGCACCGTCGCCGGCCCTGTCGGCAAGGCAATGGACTTCGCTTCCGACGGTATCGACTATTCGGCCGCGATCGAGACGGGGCTCGAAAAAAAGGGCGTAAAGGGTTTCGATCGCCTGAAATGGTGGCTCGCGCCCGGTCAGGACGCAAAGGACGATATGGCCTGGCGCGGCGGCTATCGTTCCGAGGAACAAAAGCGCGCCATTGAAACTTACGGCGAGTATGCCCGCTCGCGCACCGCGGCGGCCGATACGCCCGACGGCGGCATTCCTATTCCGATGCCGCGTCCCGACAATAATGACGGCATCCCGATTCCGATGCCGCGGCCGGATCCAAACGCCGACAGCCGTCCTGCCCTCGCGCCGACGCCGGCGCCTGCGACCAGCGACGCCGCGCCATTCAAGTCGGAGCGGAACTTTCGCAAGTTTGCGGCCGACGGCACAGAGGTCGGCAAGGCGGCGCGCGAGGCGGCCCGGCGGTTTTCGGGATCTCCGCCTGAAGGCGCCGCGCCGCCCGAGCCGCCGCGACCGGCCGCGCCAACCTATCGCGAGGCCGAGGAAGCTTCGATGTCGGCGCTGCGCCAGGATCATGGCCGGATCGCAAACGAAATCGAGACCGCGCTTGCATCCGGCGGCGACGAGGTCGGCCAGAAGATCCGCGACGCGGCGAGCGAGTTCGCCTCGGCGTTCGGAACCTATGCCCGCGTGCCATCCGCGACGACCGATCGCGAGGTCGCCGTGCCGGCTGCGCCAACCTATCGCGAGGCCGAGGAAGCTTCGATGTCGGCGCTGCGGCGCGATCACGGTCGGATTGCAAACGAAATCGAAATGGCGCTTGCGTCCGGCGCCGCCGAGACCGGACGGAAGGCGCGCGAGGCATCCGGCGAGATCGGCGACACTTATGCCGACTATGGCAGGAAGCCCGTCGACGAGGTCGCGGCTCCCGAGTCGGCCGCCGCTCGCAAGGCTGATCGCCCTGTCATGGCGGATGACCGTCGACCGATTATCGTTCCGCCGCCCTTGCCGGTCCTGCCGCCGCGCCCGACCGCGGCGCCGCCGTCCCGCGAGGGCTCGCGCCCGCCAGCCGGGCCAAGCTTTCGCGAGGCCGAGGAAGCGTCAATGTCGGCGCTGCGCCAGGATCATGGCCGCATCGCCAACGAAATCGAAATGGCGCTGTCGACTGGCGGCGCCGATGCTGGCGCCGCTATTACCGACGCCGCAAGGGCGATAAACGAGGCGGGACGCGACGGCGGCCAAAGCTTCGGCAGTGAAGCCGGGTCGACCTTCTCGCGCATGCTTGAGGGCATGGCCGATCAGTTTGGCGCCAGGGCGGCCGCGTCATTCCGACAGAGCGTCGGAACGATCACAGTCAACGCAGCCGTCTCGGGCGGCGGCGGCTTGCCTGCGCCGTCCGGCGTGCGCGGCCGCACCATGCCCGACGCCGGCTCGACCCGCCGCGGCCCGAACTAAAGGAAAGATTACGTGCGCGATTGGATGCATACGCTGCGGCGGGCCTCGTTTCGGGGCGCTGCTTTTTGGGTCGAGGCCGACGGCCCGGCTGTCGGCCGCCGCGTTGCCGTGCATGAAATTTCGGGCGGCGAGGCTCCCGTTACGGAAGATATGGGGCGGCGGGCGACGACGGTGCATGTTGCCGCTTATGTCGTCGGCGACACGTCGGACGCGGTCGGCCTGGCGCTTGAGGCAGCATGCTCGGCTCCTGGCGCGGCGGCGCTGATCTTGCCGATGGATCCGCCGCGCGCGATGCATTGCCTGTCATGCCGCCGCGACCGTCGCCGCGACGCGATGGGATATCTTGCCTACGATCTCGAATTCGTCATATCCGGCTCGGCGCTTGGCGGCGGCCTTGGCGGCTTGCCCTCGCTGCTCGGGATCTTCGCCGCCGGCGCCGGCTTGGTGACGACCGCTCTGGTTTCGCTCGGATGGTCGACCAAATGACGATGATCGCAAGCTTTCTCGCCGGCCTCGCCGGCGAGCTGATCGTCGACACAGACGATCTGCGCACGGCCGACGTTCTGGCCGGCGCGATGGCGGGCGGCGGCGAGACCGGCATGCGCGCCGCGCTCGACCTGGCGAAGCTGATCGGCCAGGCGGCGGATCCGGCGACGGCGCTGGCTGCGCTCGACCGTTCGATGGCGGCGGGCGATTTCGCCGCCGACGCGCCGATCGTGCTGGCCTCGATCGTCATCGCCTGTTTTGCGACGGTGCGCGCCGACTATCCCGCGCGCCAGGACGCGACGTCGGCCCGCTCGGCGCTTTCCGCTCGCGCGGATCTCGCCTATGCGACGCTCGGCTCTGTCGGCGCCGAGGTGCTTGACTGGACGGTGCAACTGGTCGGCGACACGGTGCTTTCGCTGTCGGCGCTGGCCGCCACGCGCGCGCCCGTCGTTCGGGTCGAAACCGGGATCTCCCTGCCGTCGACGCTGATCGCCTGGGATCTGTATGGCGATGCGAGCCGCGCCGGCGAGATCGTGAAGCGCAACCGGATCGCGACGCCATTGGTCATGCCGTCCGCATTCGAGGCGCTTGGCTCGTGATCGAAACAATCGAGTTTCGGGTCGGCGGTCGGGCGCTGCCGCATACGCATTGCTCGCTTTCGGCGTCGGCCGAGGAAGCGGTGCGCACGGCGACCTTTGACGTCGCATGGAACGGCGCCGGGATCCCGTGCAAGCCCGATGACGAGGCGACGATCACGGTGTCGGGCGCTCTGTGGGGCACCGGCTATGTGCGCGACGTCAATGGATCTCACGACGAGGGCTCGCGGCGTTACGCGGTAACGTTCGTCTCGCGGACGTGCGACGCGACGGAATGCTCGATCGAGCATCCGACCGGGCTGAAGCGCGACGCCGATATGGTGGCGATCGCCAATGAATTCGACACGCTCGGCGTCGGCATCGAAGGCGATGTCGAGACGGAGGCCAAGTCGGTTCATAAGGTCCGGCCAGGCGAGACCCTTTTCGAGACGTTGGAAACCGACGCGCGCGGTCAGGGCGTTCTGATACACGATACGCCGGCTGGCAAGCTGCGGCTCGCCGACAAGCCCGAGGGGCGGCATTCCGGGTCGCTCGCGCGCGGTCGGAACATCATTCGGGCGAGCGGCAATCTGTCGGGCGCAAAAAGCTTTTCCAAGGTCAAGGTTCGCGGCCAGTCGTCGGAAGGAACCACGACGACCGCGCTGCGGCCCGAGGCCGAGACAAAGGGCGCGGCGCAGCGCGAGCGGCCGCTGATCGTCATTCATGAAGGCGAGGCGACATCCTCCCGGCTGCAGAAGCGCGCCAAATGGGAGGCGCGACGCGCGTCGGGCGAAGGCATTTCATGCACCGTAACGGTGCCCGGCTTTCGCGACGACGGCGGCAAGCTGTGGACGCGCAATTTCCTCGTGTCCGTCGCCGACGATTGGCTTGGGATCGAGCAAGACATGGTGATTGCATCGGTCACGCTCGACCAGGACTCGGAAGGCGGCACGACGTCGACGCTCAATCTGAAGGATCCGCGCACGCTTGGCGGCGAAAACCCGCGCGGCAAGTCGAATGCCGCATGGAACGCACCAGGGTCAGAGGCGACGATCACGACCGAAATGCCGGCGCCGACCGGCGTTATCGGCGTCGATTATTGAGGGGCGCGATCGATGTATGACGGCCATCTGACGCGCATGGAACTCGACGGGAAGGTCGAGCACCGGCGAGGCCAGCAATTCGTCGACGGCAAGGGTTTTGCCGGCGACGGTTTCGAGCGCGTGCATCGCCCGGAGCCGCACGGCTTCGCCAGCCATCCGGTCAAGGGCGGCATCGTCACGGTGCTTTCCGCGCGCGGCAATCGCGACTCGGCCTACGCGCTCGGCGGCGAAAATCCAAGCCTGCGGCCGGAACTGCCGAGTGGCGGCACTGCGATTTATGACCATGTCGGCAACATCGTCTCGATCGTCGAGGCGGACATTCGCATCGTGCATTCGAAGAAGGTTCATATCATCGCGCCCGAGATCATCCTTGAGGGCGTGTTGTTCCTTGGTGGGCCGGATGCGTCACGACCGGCGAGTGCGCAGGGCACGATCGACACGGCCGGCGATGCGGATATCAGCAACCCGGCGACGATGGTGTTTATGAAATGAGAATCGTTCCGCTCGACCTTCCGGCCGAGCCATTGCTCGACCCGGATCTGGTTTGGAATGGGTTCGTCGGCGACCTCGTCACGACGTCGCTCGCCGACCCGGTCAATCCCGGCGGCCTTCGCTCGACGCAGGCGCTGGCGACGGCCGTGCTGATCTGTCTGATGACCGATCGCCGCGCCGACGCGACCGAGCTGCGCGACGGCGACATCAATCGCGGCTGGCCTGGCGACAGTTTCGACCTCGCCGACGGCGAGCCGCCGCTCGGTTCCAAGCTGTGGCTGTTGCGTCGCCGCGCGCTGACCGACGGCATTGAAGTTCTCGCGCAAGACTATGCGCAGGAGGCGCTGCAGACCCTGATCGACCAGGGCGCGGTCGTGCGCTTCGACATTACGGCGACCGCCGACCGCGTTCGGCGCCGCCTCGACCTCGCCATTGCTGGATACGGGCGCGACGGCGCCCGCGCCATCGATCAACGTTTCGCTGTTTTATGGGATCAACTCGATGGCATATCCGATCCGCTCGCTTGACGAGATTTCGCGAAGCGTGCGCGGTGCGATCCGGCAGTATTTGCCGGGAACCGACGCCAGCCTCAAGCAAAACGCGCTCGCGGTCATCGGCAAGGTCGTGGCGCTCCTGGCGCATGAATACGAGCTGCGGCTCGAATGGATCTTTCGCCAGATCTTCCTGACAACGGCGACCAGTGCGGCGATCATCCGCATGCATGCGGCCGAATATGGCATTTACCAGAAGCCGGCATCCGCGGCCGCCGGCAAGGTCGCCGGCCAGGGCGCGGCGCATCAGGCCTATCCCGCCGGCGTTCGCTTCCTGTCGGGCGGCGCAACCTATGTGACGACGGGCGGATTTACCGCCGATGCCGCTGGCGCCTTCACGGCGCAGGTCGTGGCGGAAATGACCGGCGCGGCGACCAACCGGGCCGCCGGCGCGGCGCTGCTTCTGGCGGATGCCAGCCTCTACCCGACGCTGTTTGAAAGCGTGACGGTCGACGAGGGCGGCCTCGGCGGCGGCGCCGACGTCGAGGATATGGAATCGCTGCGCGTGCGCGGCCTCAAGCGCAAGGCCGCGCCGGCGCAGGGCGGGACGCTAAGCGATTATGAGCGATGGGCGCTTGAGGTGCCCGGCGTCGTCAATTGTTGGGCCGCGCAGTTCGCCAACGGGTTCGGCACAATTGGCGCGTGGATCCTTTTCGCCGGCCGCCCGAACGGGATCCCGATCGAGGCCGACCTCGCCGCGGTCGACGCCTACATTTTCGACAAACGCCTCGTGCGCGCCCGGTTCTATGCCGCCGCGCCCTTGCCGGTCGCTGTGGATCTTGAGGTCAAGCTTACGCGCGATACGGCCGCCAACCGCGCCGCGGTGCAAGAAAGCCTTGCGGCCTTTTTCGACGCGACGGCCAGCACCTCAAGAGTGCGGCCGGGCTTGCCCGACGACCCGTTTACGCTGCCGCGCGCATGGATCTCGGAAGTGATTTCGACGACGCCAAACGAGGTCAGTCACACGCTCGTCGAGCCGGCGACCGACCTCGAATTCCAGCCCGGCGAGCTGCCGGTGCTCGGCGCGATCGTTTGGGCCTAGCCGCATGTCGACATGGTTTGTGAATTCCGAATGGGCGGGTTTCTACCCTGAAGATGGCGGCCCGGTCGTCGAGGTCGATTGCAGCGACGTCTCGACCGCGTTCCTGATCGACACGGCGGACGTTCTGTCGGCGCCGGCTGTCGAAACGCTCCTGCCGGTCGGCCTCGCATTATGGCCGCGCGGCGCCGCGTGGGGCTCGCCGGACGGCGAGGCGCCCTCGACGGTCTCTGTGATCGCAAACCTGACGCGAGCGATCCTCGACCCTCTGGCGCGGCTTTACGCCATGGCATGGCGGCTGACCGAGGAGTCCCGCTCGGCAACGCTGGTCGACAGCCTCGACGATTGGGAGCGCGATTTCGGCTTGCCGGATCCGTGCGCGACCGAGCCGCAGACTGTGGAGCAAAGGCGGGCGAACCTGGCGGCCCGCGTGCTGTCCATGGCGACAGTCACGCCGGCCGACATGGTCAAGCTGGCTGCGCGCATCGGCTATGTCGTCGCGTTAGAGGAGCCGGAGGCGTTTCTCGCCGGCGAAGGGACATGCCTCGGGCTTGGCGAACTCACAAACACGGCGCTCGATCAGCAGTGGGTCATGCATGTTTTTGATGCGCCCTTCAGCCAGTTCGAAACCGGCATCGGCGAGGCCGGCGTGACGCGCTTGCTCGACTTCGACCATGGCGTTCTCGAATGCGCGATCCGCCGCGTGTCGCCGGCTTGGACCTATGTCGTGTTCTCCTATGCGACCCGGCCGAGCGGTTATCGCCTCGTGACCGAAACCGGCGGGCGCATC